CTCTTTGATGTGACTCGGTACGACTACATTGAAAATCCAACCAATGATATATGCCCCATTTCGCGGGAATCCTTCAATCCAGATCAAAATGTGTTAGTGGTTGGACAGTGCAAACATATTTTTTCTAAACCTTCGTTACAAACATGGCTTATGAGTAATCAAACTTGTCCTAGTTGTCGACGACACATTCGGTCAACATTGAACTGATATTCTGAAAGGATTCACGACTTGATTCGTCGTGTATACATTTTTCTACATCTTTATCGGTTTTACACAAGTACAGAGGTTTCACGGGATTGTAATATTGTTTGAATACATTGAAAAATAGACTAAATATATTGCTCTTACTAACAATGATTGAGAACACTAACTTTTTCGTTAACACATCTTCATGATTACGTAACATGATTGCGAAATCCTTGATTTGTGTAAAATTTGTTGGTATTAATAGATCACTTATGTTCCAAACAATATACACCTTTTTTATTTCGGGTAAGTAAAGGGTCTTGATTAAAATTTCAATATCATAATATGCTTTTGTGAGACGAAGCTCGGTAATTTCAACTGGCTTAGCAGTAACATAGTAACACAACTTCTTAGATTCTATCTTGGTATTAATCTGAAGAATATCAGTAATATTGGACATTTATACTATATTATACAGAGTTCTTTAATTCGTTTCTAAGTAATTGTCAAGTAATTTTTTTCCATTTACGTTTTCTAAATTTCCACAAAGATTGGATGATACATACATTTCTCGTAATAATTCATTTGGAGCATTGGTGCCATAGTGCACTAAATTTCGTTTTTTCAAATAATTCTTCACGGTTTTTAAATTAGATGACTTCCATTTGACAATATCTTCATCCACATTATTTTTTAAAGTTGTATTTTTTAAAAAGATACCCACTGTTTTTGCTGTTTTATTTTTACCCACTTTGAAGTGTTTTGATTTTAAGTGTACGCGTGGTCTTGATGTATCTTTTTTTTGTGTTTTGCGTATATATTCACGATATGTAGGTAATACTGTAGAATGTTTTAGATTACTATATTTTGGTAGTGCTGGTTGTTGTATGATTTGATACGTGCGTTGTGGCTGTACTTGTGCTTGTGGTGCTTGTGGCTGTGCTTGTGGCTGTGCTTGTGCTTGTGGCTGTGCTTGTGCTTGTGGCTGTGGATGTATCACTTCAAATGGATTTACATCTACATTTTCTGTCCGGTTTTTGCGTCGTCTTACCTTTTCCATAAAGTCATCAGTAACCACAGATGGATTCGGCACTGCAACCTTCTCCTTCTTCTTCTTGCGGTATTCTTTCAACTTTTGTAACAACAATTCTTTCACGCTGGCATTGTTAACATTCATAAGTTGGGCTTTTTTTTCCGACTTTTTTTTATTCACCCTTGATTTTTTAGATCTATGATTTATATTCAAAAACTCTGTGTTTACTTGGATCTGCTTTTTTTCGTCCATTTATATGCAGAAATATATTTGATTTCATATTTTTACATATTGAATAAAATTGAATTAAACTGAACTCTATATGCATTAAAAGAAAGATGAGTTTAGGCGAACATGATAGTTGGCACGTCGTTGAAAGTTATTTTGAGAATAAACACCTAGAACAATTGGTAAAACACCAAACCGAATCATACAATGATTTCATTCAAAATCAAATGAAAAAAACCATTGAAATGTTTAATCCGTTGCTTATACGATCACCTCAGGATTATATGAAAGAATTCAAAAAATATCGGCTTCAAATATTGATTCGTTTTGATAACATGTGCTTGTTTCGTCCAGAAATTCATGAAAACAATGGTTCCACAAAGCTCATGTTTCCAAATGATGCACGATTGCGCAATTTCACGTATAGTTCAAACATGACCTTGGACATGAATATCGAATACATTATTTGTAGTGGAGAAAATCTTGAAAGCGAGGAACGTAAGCAAATTAAACTCACCAAGATTCATTTTGGTAAAATTCCAATTATGATTAAATCCTGTATATGCACTTTGAAACAGTATAATTTCTTACACAGCGATCAAACCGATGAATGTAAAATGGATACCGGAGGATACTTTATTATCAACGGATCGGAAAAGACATGCTTGGGACAAGAAAAGGCAGCCGACAACAAAATATATGTATTCAAAAACAAAAAAAATGTAAAATGGAGTCACAGTGCAGAAATGCGTTGTGTGCCATATTGGAAAGTAATCTCGCCGAAACAAATCTACCTCATGATTTCATCTAAACAAGAACAAATGGGATATCCGATTTATGTGATGATTCCAAAATTAAAAAAGCCTATTCCACTATTTGTGCTATTTCGCTGCTTGGGAATAAGCAGCGATGAAGAGATTTGTAAATATATATTGCTTGATCTACATAATGAGAAAAGCAAAAAAATGATGAAATTTCTGGAAGCCAGTATAAAACTTGGGCATCAGCATATTGACTATAACGATTGTATTCAATATATAAAATCAAGTGTAATTTACACACCCATAAACATGACACCCGAAGAAGGCGATCAAAAGAAAACCGCATTCACACACGACATATTGAACCACGATTTGTTTCCAAATTGCAAAACAAAAAAGGAAAAGATCCATTTGTTAGGATACATGTGTTCTAAATTGATTTCATGTTACCTTGGATATAGTAAGCCCGACGACAGAGATTCGTATGAAAATAAACGCATTGAAATGACGGGTATTTTGTTAAATAACTTGTTTCGGAATTACTTCAATAAAGTGATCAAGGATATTCAAAAACTGGTGGTTCGTGAAATCAACAATGGATCGTGGAAATCCAGCGAAGATTACACAAACATCATCAACTTGACAAATGTGTATAAAATTGTTAAATCATCTACAATTGAAAATGGATTGAAACGAGCATTGTCTACTGGCGATTTCGGTATCAAACAATTGAATTCTAACAAAGTCGGTGTGGCTCAAGTACTAAACCGCCTTACATATGCGTCTACACTGAGTCATTTACGGAGAATCAATACTCCCATTGATAAAACTGGTAAATTAGTAGAGCCACGAAAGCTTCATAACAGCACGTGGGGATTTTTGTGCCCTGCAGAAACACCAGAAGGACAATCAGTGGGTGTTGTTAAAAACCTTGCGTATATGACCTGTATTACTGGTTACAGCGACTCCAATTGTATATACGATTACATTATGCCTGAGATTGTAGACATCAATGATAATACAAAAGATATTTCATTTTATCACAACAAAACAAAGATCATTTTAAACGGACGCTGGCTTGGTGTGACAAGTGAACCATTAACATTGTATCAAAATTTAAAAGAAAAAAAATACAAAGGGCTCATTCATATTTATACTTCTATTACATTCAATACATTAGAAAAGGCGATTTATATTTATAATGACTCTGGTAGATTGATACGCCCTGTGTATAAGATTAAAAATAAACAACTGTGTATTAATCCAACAATTATACAACAACTTGTGCGGAAAGAATTGTGTTGGGATGATTTACTTTTGAGCACACGGTTGGAAGAATCAGTAATTGAATATATTGACAGTGAAGAGCAAAAGTTTGGTATGATTAGTATGAAGTATGATCAAATGGATCCTCAATATCATTACACCCATTGTGAAATACATCCAAGCACGATTTTCGGTGTTCTTGCATCATGTATTCCGTTTCCAGAACACAATCAATCTCCCCGTAACACTTATCAGTGTGCTATGGGCAAACAAGCCATTGGTATTTATGCATCTAATTTCAACAAGCGCATGGATAAAACGGCATATATTTTAAACTACCCAATGAAACCTCTTGTGGATACACGTATTATGAATATGTTAAAAATCAGCTCACTTGCATCTGGAAATCAGGTAATTGTTGCCATCATGACGCACAGCGGTTTCAATCAAGAAGATAGTATATTGTTTAATCGTGCATCTGTAGATCGCGGCTTGTTTCACTCGACCTTGTATCATACGGAAAAGGACGAAGATAAGAAGGTCAATGGGGAAGAAGAAATACGCACAAAACCAAATAAAGCCATTACCCGAAACATTAAATTCGGAAATTACGATAAACTCAATGCACAAGGTCTAATTCCTGAAAATACATTGCTAGAAGACAAGGATATTTATATGGGTATCATGACTTCCATCAAAGGAAGCAAAAACGACAACAATCAAATGGTGAAATATGAAGATTGTAGTAAATCATATAAAACGCATGAAGAATGCTATATTGATAGAAATTATGTCAAGCGAAACGGCGAAGGTTATACATGTTGCAAAGTAAAGATTCGTTCACATCGTGTACCTGCCGTTGGAAATAAGTTTTCCAGTCGTCACGGACAAAAAGGTACCATTGGTCATATTATCAATGAAGAAGATATGCCATTTACAAAAGAAGGTTTGCGACCAGATCTGATCATCAATCCCCATGCTATTCCTTCACGCATGACCATTGCTCAGTTAAAAGAAACGCAACTGGGAAAATTGCTTCTAGAACTAGGATTGTATGGAGACGGAACTAGTTTTGGGAATTTGGATGTCAAAACAATTTGTCGTGAATTATCTAAAAACAATTTTGAATCAACTGGAAATGAATTATTATATGATGGTAAAAGTGGCGCACAAATTGAAACATCCATCTTCATTGGTCCGGCATATTATCAGTGCTTGAAGCATATGGTTGCGGATAAACAGCACAGTAGATGTATTGGACCTATGGTGAATCTGACGCGTCAGCCAGCTGAAGGAAGAAGTCGTGATGGTGGTTTACGGTTTGGAGAAATGGAGCGAGATTGTATGATTTCACACGGCGCGTCACGGTTTACCAAGGAACGGATTTACGATGTATCAGATAAATATAGTGTCCACACATGCAACCAATGTGGTCTCATTGTGCCGTATAACGAAGAAGAAAAGATTCATTATTGTAAAGTATGTGATAACAGAGTTGATTTCTCATATGTAGAAATCCCTTATAGTTGCAAACTATTGTTTCAAGAACTGATTGCGATGAATGTGGTACCGCGGATGATTACCAATAAAGTATAAAGAAACTACAAAATTAAGATTTTAATATAGAATATAAAAAACATATATAAAATTTATTTTTTATATTTTTAATAATGTCATTGTCATCTATACTTGTACGTAGTTTATTGAAAAATCCAAGCCTTCCTTTGATTGGTACAAAACAAAATCGTCAATGGGTATGGGCATCTCGCGAAGACGTCTATAAAGTAATTGTTGAAGCTCGTTATCAATTAGTGAATCTCGGAGTGGAAAAAGGTGACCGAGTTGCGTTTAAAGGAAAAAATTCCGTAGAATGGATTGCGTGGAATATGGCCACTAATTCTCTTGGGGGGGTTTGGGTTCCCATGTATCATGAGCAAAACGCTGATTATTGTCACTATATTATTCAAGATTGTCAACCAAAAGTTTTCATTAATGATAATATGGATATAAACATAGATGTAATCAAACATCCTATTGCCATAGAATCATCATCACAATACAACTCATCTATTGATTTTACACACCATGAACTAAGCACATTAATTTATACGTCGGGAACAACTGGCGTTCCAAAAGGTGTAATGTTGAGCAACGAAAATATAATATCTAACATGACATCTATTCAAAAACGATTTCACGATTTACCACCATTTACATGCGTGAATATTTTGCCATGGGCGCATATTTACAGTCAAACATGTGAATTATATTACAACATGCAACAAGAAAATGCCATTGCGCTTGCAACATCGCGCGATTCTTTCATCAAAGAATGTCGCGAAATTCAACCCCATACTCTTTACATTGTTCCTCGTGTGTTGGATCTTATCAAGGGGAAGCTAACGTGGCTGGATAAACCAATTCTTGACAATATTATGCCCTTTGTATTGCGCTATCTTTTTGGAAGTAATTTAAAGTACATCTTCACCGGTGGTGCAAAGTTGAGTGATGAGACAAAACACTTTTTTACAGAACATGGATATTTTTTATGCGAAGGATATGGATGCACTGAGACGTCGCCCATGGTGAGCGTAAATCATTTTATATCACCACGAGATTTGAATAGTATCGGCAAATGTTTGGAAAATGTGATCGTGGAAATTGTAAATGGAGAAATTCAAGTATCGGGTCCCAATGTCATGATGGGTTATTGGAACAACGAAATAGCGTCATCGCGCGCCCTAGAAATCCGAAATGATCGTGTGTGGTATAAAACAGGTGATAGTGGTTCCATGAAAGATGATTTTTTGTATTATCACGGCCGTATTAGCGAAAATTACAAACTATCCAATGGAAAATTTGTCAATGTCCAAGACGTGGAAAGCACAATTAAAAAACATGTTTCGGGAAACGTTGTCGTATTTGGTGAAAATAAAAGTTACAATGAAGTCATTACAACAGAGCCCATAGACGAGAACACATTGTATATCATCAACACAACATTAGATTCACACCTCAAAATAGCAAAAGTCCATAGAATTTCTACAGAAGAACTTGCACCTTTCTTAACGCCAAAAATGAGCATCAAACGCAAACCACTTATAGAATATATTGAAAAAAGACATTAAAGATAATGTGTTACACTATAGTATAATGTATCGTTCTTTATTTCATTTAGTAAAGCGGCGCATACCGCGTATATCAGATACCGAAATGATTGCATTACAAAGCGGAGATACCAGTGTAGATAGGGATATATTAAAAGGTACTGTTGTATACCCAACACCTTTTACAGGAAACGTTCAAAAATTCAACGGTCCTAATGTTGACACCATGTTACAGTCCTTTGACGGTTCTCGCATATATCCAAACGATGATGAAAACAAATGGATTCAACGTTTGGCGAAACAAAAGTATTTTAGTTTTTTAATTGATGAAACCTATGGTGGAAATAAATTGTCGGTAAATGAACTCTCCAACGTGTTGACAAAAATAGCAAGCGTAGATCCAGCCATGGGTGTTGCAGTAATGGTTCCAAACTCGTTGGGTCCAGGTGAATTAATTACGCATTATGGCACAGATCATCAAAAAGAACATTATTTACCGAAACTCGCAAGTGGTGAATACATTCCATGCTTTGGACTAACAGGTCCCAATAATGGTTCTGATGCGACGGGTTCCATTGATTCCGGAATCGCCATGAAAGAC